ATGAGAAAAATAAAATATAGAAATTGCGAGAAGTGCCGCCAGCGTTTCACGACCTCTGGAAAGCCCCCCTATCTCTGCTGGCACTGTTGGAAGCCGGAGTGGAGGACATGATTGAGTGGGACCACACAAAGGTCTCGAGGGGGACCAGGGCATTCAGTTGTGCCAGCGCAACGGGATACCCTGGTAGTTATCCGGTTGGCTTCCTCGAGTGGGTCAAGGAGAACGGATGGTGGGGGGAAAAGAGGATTCACCTATGCGCTGGCGGGGTTGGTGTGATTGATCCCGACTCTGATCGTGTAGATATCCAAACTGAGATTGACCCCGAAATCGTTCAATCTTGGGGGGGAAAAAGAAGGGCCGGTAAGGGAGCTGGGCGGAGACTAACAAAGACAACGGCTAACATAATCGCAGATGCTAGGGATACCGGTCTTCCTGCTGAATCTTATGATTGGGTAGGAATTGACCCACCCTATTCAGAGGATTTGGCCGAATTGCTGTATGGGACTAAAGAGCATTATTCCGGCATTGACGCCTTCGCAAAGGAAGGCTATCGACTTCTTAGACCTGGAGGCTTTTTGATGACATTCACTTACGCTGTCGGTGGTCGGCCTGGTCCCGATGCCGATTTGATCGCTTGTTGGGGAATATACCAAATTCCCAACGTCCGAAATTTGACCTGCATGAATGTCTGGAAGAAGCGCGGAAAATTAGGACCTCAAGGCTTGGAAAGGTGGATGCAATGAGAAAGGTCACAACCATTTCACTCGATGAAAAGACGGCGGCCATCGCAAAGCAAATGCCTAATTTTTCTCATTTCGTCCGTGAGTGCCTACTGCGTCACCATGCAAACTCCATTAACCGAAATGAATGTCAATATCAACGACAAGAAAGATTCGCCAACCGATGCGTTCCCATTGTCAAAAGCCGTCCGGTTTGCTTCGTCTGCTGGCCCAATGGGAGACCATCACAAGATTTGGTCACCAGCTTCCTCAGAGAACACCAAGACATTGAGAGATTGGATCGGGAGACAAAAGCGGAAAATTGGCAATTATTGGACATTAACTCCAATATTACCGTTCAAGAATCGGCTAAATCACCCTTCAAGGGGGGGGTAAAAGGGCATAAAAAGCGAGTTTTGTCAAGGATTTGGGCTAGAGTCCAGCAGTTGAGACAACATCAACACCGATAGCAGACCCCCCACCGAGAATAAGCACGCATAGCAATATGATTTTCCAGACAATATGATTAGGATCGGCCAAAATAGCATCTGGACTTTTTTCATCGCTCATCCAAAAAACCTCTCAAAATCCCTTCGCAAATCAACGTCCCACCATTCCTCACCGGCTTTCTTCTTTACTCCCTCGAGCCATTCGTAAGCATCAACGGGCGTGGGAATGGGCGTTTTGAAACCAAATAATTCTGCTAGAGTTGCTAGAGTCTCAATCATCAATATGAGTTTTTTAGGATCATCAATCAGAGCCAAACCATCTTCTCCAAGAAACGCACTCGTCCTCTGAACCCCAACGAATTGCTCGAGGAGGTCTCTTTCTTTTGTTCCGAAGGTGATTCTATGCTCAATCACTTTCTTCCCATCAACGGGTAGCCTAGGCATTACCTCACCCTATGGCACAAGACGAAGGCAGTTGAAGAGTCCGCCGTGAACGTCCCGCTTTGCTTCAAGCCTAGACGCCTTGATCCCCCGCCCGAAGTCTCACCGAAGAATTGAGTTTGGAAGTGATCGAATTGCGCGTCTGCGTTGTAGTTGAATTGCGTAGAGCTGGTGGTTGTTCCGTAAGTCAATTCCAGGGCTGGGTTTCCATCAATGGGGTCATAAGCATAGGCTCTGAAGTTCTGAGTCCCAGAACCACCGCTATATTGAACGACAATATCGCTGATGTGCCAGACGCCAGGGCCAAAGTCAATGTATGAAGTCGCATTATCCACCAGGGATAGTGTCTTCGTTGTCATTGTTCCCCTAATGGGGGCTAATCCAGAATAACCCATTCCGGCTGAATCAAAGACGGTGTTAAGCAAATTCATGACTTCGACATTGCTTTCCTCCGTTCGGACCAGGCTTCTTATGGTGTCTAGGTTCTCAAAGGTCAATGTATCGCTTGGGATCTTATCCCCAGTCAGCCCAGTGGATTCGAGGGGGCGAGCAATTACCTTAGTTCCGATCCTGTTCAGAACCTGTTTCGCTTCTGTGTCTTGTTGAACGTCCTTTTTTCTAGACACATCACTTCACCTTGTTTCGCAATTTCTCCAGCTCTCGATACATTTTGTAAACGTCATTTGAGAATGTTGAAGGCACATTCACAGATGGAGACCTTTCATAGAATACAATCATTCGTAGTGCAGATCTCGCATCAGTCAATTTTTGACGGATTTTTCCACCGGACAATTTCTTTACCATCGGGACCACCTCAACTGTGGGATCCCATGACCGAAAGCGTATCATTCTGGTCTATCTTCACTGGATAGTCGATGAATGGTGCGACAGGGAAACCCGCATTGGTAGGCGCACCCGATTGTGGAGGATACATGGCCTTCAATTGACCATCTGCGGACTCGATGTAGAAAGCACCATTCCCAGCCTGTGACTCATTTATGTCAAAACTGGTCGAAGCCGTTCCGAATGCTCTAGTGATCACCTTTCCTGCCAGTGCTTGACCCACGCTTGAGCCGTCTTTGTTCACTAACGCCGTTTTCGTGTTGTTCACCATAGTGACAAAGAAGACGTCTTGGCATCCATCCGAGCAGACAACCGATAGCGCGGCCATTTGTGCGTTTCCGTCTGCGATTGCGTCAAACCGAGCCTGGAAGGTCATCCCCTGGGTGAGTCTCACTGGGCGGGTCAGAGCTGGCAGTTCGTTTGTGTTTCCACCGCCCCCCTGGACAACGCTTACGATCTTCCCGTCTGGGCCTAGAATGTAGCCATACAGATATTGCCCAGTTCCTGCATCCTCTGTGGATACCTTGGCGACCATGTGAGTGATTGTGCGTCCCACGTATGCCTGACCAAGACTTACTCCGCTTACTTGGGCTAGACCTGTTCCCCCAGTCTGAATTTCGGTTAGTGTGTTCTCTGTTACTGAATTGTTCACAAGAGAGATGAAAGTGCCGTCTGAACAGCGAGCGTATGCTGAAATGCTAGTTGCCATTCATGATCACCTCAGAGACTCACTCCTAATGCTAGGGGCTTGAAAACCATCCTGTTCATCATGTTGATTGGTCGCCTTAGAGCCCTCTTTGCGAACTTAAATCCGACATTCGCCACAGCCGACTTGATTGCTATGTTTATGATTTTCTCGGGGTTTGTAGCCCTCGAACCAATCGTTCCGAGCAAATCGGGCCTCTTGGCTATCTCGAGAAGGGATATGCCACCACCAGGGGCCATCAAAGTCGGCCCTGGTCCTCCAGCAATGAATTCAACTACATTAACACCAGCCAGTTCTTCAGTTACGATATTCGCTTGAACTGCCGCCTCTGCTAGTCCCAAAAGTTTCAAAGTCTTGGGGGATCTCCTTCTTGTTTTTCTCGCTCGCCTACGGGCCATTGACTAACCTGGGACACTTTGCGGCTTATGATAATTTTTATTCTTTTTTCTTTACAAATCGACCAGATTCATCTTGAACCGGAGTCACTACGGCTACATCTTGGGGCATTGTCTCAATCTTTTTTTGAATAAACTGGGCAACTAGCATCTGAATCGGATTCAGCTCCTGCGTTTCCCCAAATACTCCTCCTTCCATGATCCGTTCAACCACTTCAACAAGACTAGAATCCAGTTGTTTTACTTCGAGGACAACCCTGGTCGTTGCTATTTGAGTGAGTTTGAATTGTGCTAGTATCGAGAACAATGATACTACTATGATTACCCCAACCAAAAGCCAAAACTCGATACTAGTCACGCAATCCCGTCCCAAAACCAGCCCTTAAACTATCCCAAAACCTCTTTCTTCTTCTCTTCTTCTTCTTGTAAGTGATCTATGTAGTATAGTATAGGGGGATCAGGGTTGTATTAACGACATAATCGTAAATACAGTTATGTAATCAATACGCTTCGCATCGTCTAATGGCACGGTTGGTTTGTCGGAAGTGTGGAATCGAATTTCCACTGGAAACCTGGGAAATGGTGGCGGAAGTTCAAAGGCAAACGTGCGGAGCTGGTGGAACTCATAGGTTGGTGGGAAAATGACAAAGGCACATTCTAAGATTAATCTGTGTTACCATTGTTGGGTTCCGGAGTGGAGATTATGAATAAAAGAGAAATGAAAAAAGAATTGATGAATTTTTTAATTAGAGAATGGTTGAATGACAAATTTGCACACGTAAAATTTCTTCATTTTATCAATGAAAAACCAAAGGAGGTTTCTGAAGCTACGATTAGAAGGCTAGCTGAAGTCTCTGAAGATTTGGCTTTCAAATATAGCGATATGATCACTGATTTTGAATACACGCCAGTTCGCAAATAGAGAAGAGATTATATTATGAAATTAAAAAATTGCAATATTTGGTTAAAATTTTGAGGTGTTCTGCAGAATGAGAAAAATAAAATATAGAAATTGCGAGAAGTGCCGCCAGCGTTTCACGACCTCTGGAAAGCCCCCCTATCTCTGCTGGCACTGTTGGAAGCCGGAGTGGAGGACATGATTGAGTGGGACC